ATACGAGTCGCGGCGGCACTGAAACGGAGATAAACGTGGTGGGCGAACGACTTGTCAGCACGTTCAGCGATCTTGGTTTCCACATCACGACCAATAGCAAGGCCGATAGCATCCTTCTGGTAAGCCAGACAGGAGCGAGTCGTGGAGGCAATAGCCAGACGCTCAGAGCGAATGAACTTAAAGCCCAAGAAGGTATCAAACGAACCGGAGACAAGAGCCTTGACCGTGTTGTAGTCACTCGATGTGACTTCGGTCGTGGCAAGCAGGTCTTCCATCTGCTCCGAACCACAGATGAGGTAGCGGTCGTTCTCAGGAACTTCCTTTCCATCCATCATCTTTTTCGCCGCACGGAGTTTAGCGATGGTCATGCCCGCAGAACCGTGAGCAATCGTATTGCCCGCCGGGAAAGCGACGGCAGAACCTGCACCATCCGTGGAGTTGGCTAGAGCCGCACCGATGACAAGATCATCCCAAGCGCGATTCATTGCACCTGCGCCAACCTGAACGTAAGAAGACTTGGGATCGACAAGCATACGCAAGGTATCCTCATCATCCACCAAATCGCCCCACTGCCAATCACGCATGGTGACAACCCGTCGTGAATGAGGCACTTCCAAGATTGGAGTGTCGGTATGGCGAGTCGTTTTCTCAGCCGCATCTACGTGGCCGAGCCGCTCAAAGTTGTGTTTTTCACCTGTGACAGCAACGTTCCGTACAGTGTTCCGCAGACGACCTTCCATCTGCTTTGCAAGAAACAGCACGTTAGATTCAAATTGCTGTACAAAGGCGTTACTGATTGTATTAGCCATTTTTGACTTTACCTTTGTGAGTTAATTGAAATTGACACTGACGGCGCGGCTACCTGTGATACAGACCGTTCCTATCTATTTACGTCAGACTAGACGCGAGAAGAACACTGGACGCTTACGCGCTACCCACTGCCATCTCAAATAATTTTGCCCTCTGGTCGATAAGGCTCTGCCTTCGCGGATCAATTTCATCCAACGAAAACAGTTGTTCTGTAAGTTCCTGTGCGCGATCCATCGCTTCCCTTGTAGTCATAGAGGCACTCTTTGTGCCTTCCATCTTGGACTCTTCAAGTCCTTTGGAAAGGGAATAAAACAACTTAATCATCTGTGGATCGTTGCCCGCGCCAGAATCGTTAAGGTAGTCAACCAGACCGCCTACCTGTTCGTCTAAGAAACGAACCGCTTTCTGCGCGAGGTCTACACGCGAGTCATAAGCGCGGCCCCATTCTTCTTTGAGATCGCTGACTCTTGCTTCCTGTGCGGAATCCCGCTCCGCTTGGTATGTGGTTTCCTGTTCTGCCATCCACTCACCGAGAGCGGTGGCTTGATCTTTGGTGAGGTTTGCTTTGTGGAAGGCTTGGGAAAAATCAGGTTGATCTATCCCGTATCCATCAGGCGCGTCCGGCCTTCCCAATTTACCCCACATCTCGCCCCACTCTTCTTCTGTAGTCGGGGTGCGATAGACGCTTGGCACTTGCGTCATGCGATCATTGAACTTTGCCCACTGATCTTCTGAGGCATCATCAGAGGGAATCTGTACGCTTCGGCCTATCAACCCTTGTGCGTTGATAAACTGATTCGCAAGATCAGTCACATCCTTTACGTTAGACATTGCCGGATGCGATGCCACATCTTCTGGCAATCCATCCGTCCAAGTGCTTGCGATAGTTTCCGTTTCAGACTCAGTTAATATCTCGTCCGCCATGCTTCACTAACTCCTTTATGTATGACACCATTAAACGCCTACCTTCATTAACAAGGGTTTCATTGATGTCTCCCTTGACGTATGAAGGACTCATAAGCACATCATCCAGATGCTTTAGTACCTCTTGGCCCGCCTCTGTGCGGAAGGCTTCGTAAAACAACCTAGCCTGTTTGTCCATTCATCTGCATCTGCATTGCGGCTTGCTGTTGTGCTTCTTGTTCTTGCTTGAGTCTCTGTACGTCTTTGGGGCTACGGATGGCATCAGCGGGGATACCAATGCGGTCGAGTGCGATGCGGTATGCTTTTTCCACATCCATCACGTTGACCACACTTTGATCCAACTGTCCAAGCGTCATCGCAACTTCAACGGCGCGTTGGATAGATTGAATGTCTGCAAGTCTCTGGCTTCTCGCAAGCGGACCTTGATACTCAATATCAAGATCAGCGTCATACCCTGCGAGGATTTCCGGCATCTGTTTAAACTGACCATTTCGGTACATCAGGCCGAAAGCGCGTTCAATCAGAGGATTCAAAAACTCTGACTGAAGCCTTCCCATCGTTGGGCCTAAGACCCGTTGCATCAGTTCGTAACGAATCTGAACTTCCGTTGCTGTCGCGTTAGGACGCTCTGGAATGTGCAACTGATCTATGTGGTAGATCGCACGGATGGAGTCTCTTAACTCCTGTGATTTGATCTGTGCCGCGTTCCAATCTGTGTAGTTGGTTAGGGGTCGGATCGCGCTTGTGTCACGTACATAGGTAACTGCACCCGCCTCCATGTGTAAATCGGAGATGACACCTGTTGCGGTTGCCATCATGGGCGGGTCAATCGACTTCTCCCATGCCGCGAGTTCGTATCGCTTTGCTTCGTTGAGTGTCCTGATGTCAGGACGGGCCATCAACGCGGGAGAGAATCCATATACGTCATTGGAAATCTTTGACCAACGTGGAGTAAGGTAGGGATTCTCAAAGTAACCCCCCTCTTCCAGAATCTCCCTATCCTCTACCGCTATCCAACAGGACTTCCACGGCTGATCAGGCATGGCCTTCTTGTACTCCACTTCCCCTGCGGGTGTAACCGCATGAAGAATTCGATGGGTACGGTCAGGATTCTTTTCAAGGTCTGCTTTGATGCGCGGCGTGGACACATTGGGCCACCGTTGCGCTATCTGTCTTGCAGACATGCGGCGTTCATGGAATACAGTGTCCACCACACCGGAATAATTCTCATCAATCGCAACGCCCGACATGTGACAGACCATGAAGTTCAAGCCTTCATTCCAATCAACGTACATGCACGACGTTCCAAAGCAAGTAAGGTCTTGGTATAACTCGTTTACCTGCGTGTCAAAACTGGAATCTGCGAAAGCGGTCAGCATCCTACGGCGACAGTCATCTAACCATGCGGAGGCTTCAGCATCGTCGTTGAGTTCAGCCTCACGGAACCGTAATTCAAACCATACGGATGCGGGATTCGTCACTGCACCATGAATATGTGAGGCCAACAGGTGATTCGCGTGGATTGCCGTCGAATCATAGATGTGAACCGTGCGGCTCTTGTCACCCTGTATTCGTATGGTGGTGAAATCACCCTTGTGCGGAAGCACATAGGAAGCGACCTCCTCCCATAGAGTCAACCAAGATGATCGGTTGCCCTCAAGCGTTTCAAAACGCTTAATCAGTTCTTGAGCATTAGCCATTATTCAGTAGCCTGTAGCGCATCCCATTGTGTTTTCGGCATCCAAGCCTTTACCCCTGCGGCAGTAGCCGCCGCCTTATTGGGATAGACTTTGCCGTTGACTGTATCCACGACTTGCGCTCCTTCAGTCAGCGTACTGGAACCCGCATAGGGAGTCGTTGGTGTAGCGGAAACAGGGGTCAACACAGATGGAGAGGTTTCCTCTGTTACGCCAGAGGTCAGTACCGTGCCGGAGATTCCCGCGCCGCTTGCCACGCCCAAATCTGCGGCAGGGTTTTGTGCGGCAAGAGCCGCCGCTGTGGGAGCGTTGACTGCGGAAGAACCTGATGATCCCAAGTCGAGAGAAGCAATGTAAGCGTCAAGATCAGAAGTGATCTGATCGACATCCTGTTGTGCAGAGGATGAGGATGAAGACGAGCGACTGCCGCCTCCGCCACCTCTCGGCGCGGCAGGTTTATCAGCACCCGCAAAGTCAGCATCAAGTCTTCCGGCGGCGTTATATACACCCGCATTTGCTAGAACACGTACCGCCTCATTTCTCCGCCATTGCGGTGACTTTCCTTCGTAATCCCCTTTCCCTGCGTTAAGATCGTTGATCTGGTCAACGACTTTTTTACCTGCTTCACTGGCTTTTCTAGGGTTGAAGGCAGTTGTGTGACTTCTTTCTTTGGCCTTTAGGTAAGCCTCTTCTGCAATCTCCGCTTGAGTTACGTTAGTGCCTTTGCCAACATTGATGCTGATATTTTTGCGACCACCGAAAAGACTTCTCGGCGCGTAACTTGGGTCTTCCTCTTTTCTTACGGCGTTGTAACGTCGGGATGCTAGTGTTTGTCTCCATCTATCCCATGGGCCATCACTGCCACCCGCGTTGCCACCTTCTGCTCCACCCGCTCCTGCCATAATATTTTCCTCCCTCTCCTATGAGAGGCTTCTATGTACCTTTAATTTTTTGACGGTGCTGAATCCACCGATGTTTGCTACCTGATCAATGGCTAATGCGAAATAACGAAACGCATCAGCCCCGTGTGATGACCAATCGTGTACAGGCTTGGCGCGATACTCTCCCTTCTTATCGTCATATTCGCGGCGATAGTTAAAGAGCGCGTCGAGTCCACCCTTGCACTCGTTCTTGTCAAACCAACATCTATGAAAAATGGTACGGGCGGCGTTGATGCCATCCGCGATAGGAAGTCTTGGGATCACGTTGAAGTAAATTCCCATCTGTGCGGCGATCTCATAGCGGGATCGCCCTGTTGATAACTCCCTCACCTTGAGATCGTGCGGCCCCCAATGCTCCCCATAGATATAGGGGCGTTCCTGAAGGGTGCGGATGTAGTAATCCAAGCCCTGCCCCTCATCTTGGAAGTATTCGATGAACCGAATCTCATGGTGGACGAACTGTACGAACCAGATTGAAGTCGCATCCCCGACACCGATATCCCAAAAAGTATGGACAGGGATCATGTTGTCGTATGGAACCTTACCTACGCGGCCCTCATCTTCCGCCTTCTTCATCTGGTCGGCGTAATAGGCTCCGCGGACGGTAGACGTAAACTCTGCCTCTAACTCCTGAGAGAATTCTTCGGGTGTCATCACCCTTCTCAGTTCCTCTACCTCTTTCTCAGCGAGTACCCCTGCGGTCTTCCACGGGATATGTATTCTTTCCCATTCGGGATCAGTCTCAGCAAACTCCCACTTCTCCCAAAAGTCATTCATCTTTCCATTGGGCGTTCCGGTGAACATGCACCATCCCAATCTGTCCGCGAGAGTGGGTCTGACCACCTTGTTGAAGGCATCAGACGGGAACATTCCGTACTCATCCAACACAATCCCATCAAAGTACAAACCTCGCAGAGAGTCAGGATTGTCAATACCAAATAACTGAATACGTGATCCATTCGGGAAGTCGGCTCTCAGTTCGTTTTCCATGTACCGCATCATGGGGATGTCTTTAGTGAACTGTTTGACGTTATCCCAAGCGATCCGTTTTGCTTGCCGGTATGTCGGAGCCACGTAACCGAAACGTGATCGTCCATCTGACGCGGACAATGCCCCTACAATTAAGTGATTGACTGCGGCGGTTGTCTTGCCCGACCTACGGGCGGCGGTCACTACCACGAACCGCTTGTTCTTCAACGCCTCATGTATCCACTTCTGATGGTCATAAGGCTTATAGGGAATCCGAATGACTTTATTCATCCCATTTGAATTCCATTTTGAGCGGCGCGTCTTCCGCTGTAACCTCCACTGCCTTCACCTGTGGGATGAGGTACTTGGCAACATCCTTGTGGCACTCAAGCCTCACAGAGAGCGGTACAGAGGGGTCTTGAGCCACCCCCGCTATAGCCACAATCGGGTCATAGTTCGGGAATAACTCGTTTATTTTTTCCAATATGGCGGCACGGTTCTTGCCTTTGGTGACTGAGGTTGACACCTGTGCCTGTGGCTTTAGGAATAAGTCCTTTGCGGGGAGTCTCCACAGTGCCTTCCCTGCTTTCCCACCACCTGTCTTGATGACATTGAGCCTTTTGGCGGCTTCATAGATCGCGCTATGACGGAACCCGTACTCGTTTAACCTCTTCTGGATGTCAACTGAAAGATGCTCTTCACCATCCGATAAAATCTCCATCATGTGGGTCATAGCCTTTTGCAC